AATTCACTTGATAGTGATGAATATGATAAGTATTTAGCTAAAAGAAATTACCTTGATAACTTACCTTCAGAACCATATGGTTATGGATTATGTTCTACACCACTTAATGATTGTATTATGGCTTCGATGCCAATGGTTAATGCTTTCAGAAAAAAATATGCTATTGATAAAATGAATACAATCTTTTTAACTGATGGTGCAAGTGATGGTAACGATAGATATGTTATGCTTAATCCTAGTAAAGATGAAATTACTAGAAGATATCTGACAAAACAACCAGGCGGTTATTATGTAACTGGTACTGAATATGATAATAATATAGTTTTAAGAGATACTAAAACTAAAAAAGAATATAACCTTGAACGTACAAGAGATATGACAGACCAATTACTTGACGCTTTAAGAGAACGAACTGGTACTAAAGTATTAGGTTTCTATATTTCAAGTGGTAAGAAAATTGATAGATGGACTTTAAACAAATACTTTCCTGACTATGCGTATGAGAAAAATGAAAAAGTATTTGATAGAAAAAAAGTAATGGCAGAGTTTAGAAAAAACAAATGTTTAGTTGTTAAAGACAATACTGCTTATGATGAATTTTATCTCCTTGCTGGAGGTGAATTGCAGATATCTGATGGTCAAATGGCGACACCATCAGAGAATGCTAAAAAGAGTGAAATAAAAAGACTATTCACTTCTACTTTAAAACAAAATAAAGATAGTCGAGTAGTCTTAAACAAATTTATTTCGCAAGTCGCTTAATTGAAAGGAAACTATATAATGGATAATACATCTAAAATATCACTAAAACCAGCTCAAGAAGCATTTGTTAAAACGGCAAATGAAGAAGGGTTTACTACCAAAATTACTAGAAAGGATATTATATCCCTTCAAAGTAAACTTGGTATCACCAAACCTGCTTGGTTGATGAAGAGCTCTGCTTATAGATTGGGCAGAGGTAGTTATGCTTTGCCTACGATAGGGCAAGTTGCTGAAACTAACACTATTAAATCTGATAGTGAATAATCAAAAAAACAAAGTATGGGGGTTTTTACCCCCATATTCTAGAAGAAAAATCATGAAAACCATGATGGAATAAATGGTAAATATGCTTGACTTTCTAGGGAAAGTACAGTATAATATATGTATATTATGAAAAAAACAAAGGTGAAAAATGACTACATTAAATAATGAACAGTTAAAACAAGTTGAATTGTTATATAAACATTACAAGAAAACTGATTTAACGAGAAGTGAAATTAACGATTTTATCAAGATTGGTAATATCAAAAATCCAAGTTGGTTAAAACAAGACCAATTCAAAGTTGCAAGAGGAGTTTACGCTCTTCCTATTGACGGTGATATCTCTCCTAAAATTAAAGAAGATATCATTTCAGAATTACCTAAAACTGAGACCGCACCTGTTAATGAGACAGTTAATCAGGCTGCATTTATCGTTTCAAGTTTAACTGGTAATATTGTTCCTGATACGGACCCTGTGTTCGTGCCATGGGGTTACTTCAAAGATATTAAATCTATTGTTACTAGTAAACAATTTTATCCTATCTTTGTTACTGGTCTCTCTGGCAATGGTAAAACAATGAACGTATCTCAGGCTTGTGCCCAATCTCAAAGAGAATGTATTAGGGTTAATATTACAATCGAAACTGATGAAGATGATTTACTCGGTGGTTACAGATTGCAAGATGGTCAAACAGTTTGGCAGAATGGTCCTGTAATCGAGGCAATGGAGAGAGGTGCAATACTTCTTCTTGACGAGATTGACCTTGCGTCTAATAAGATTATGTGTTTACAACCTATCTTAGAAGGCAATGGTGTGTTTCTTAAAAAGATTAACAAGTTTGTTAAACCTGCACCAGGTTTCAATGTGATTGCTACTGCCAATACTAAAGGGCAAGGTTCCAATGACGGTAAGTTCATCGGTACTAATATTCTTAACGAGGCATTCCTCGAAAGATTTCCTATTACTGTTGAACAGGCATATCCTACAAATAAGATTGAAAGTAAAATCTTATTAAATGTAATGTCAGAGAAAGGTCTTACCAAAGATGCTGATGTTAAGTTTGCAAGTAATCTAGTTACCTGGGCAGACATTATCAGAAAGACTTTCTATGAAGGTGGTGTTGACGAAATAATATCCACCAGAAGACTAGTTCACATAGTAGAGGCGTTTGTTATCTTTAAGAATAAGATGAAGGCGATTGAGATGTGTACTAACAGATTTGATGTTGATACTAAAACATCATTTATGGACTTATACTCTAAAGTAGATGGCGGAGAAGATGTCTCTACTTGGAATAGTCCAGTGTTAGATACAGAAGAAGATTCCAATGATAGTGAGGACAATAACCCTAGTTATTAAAATCTATCTCATAATGTAGTCGAGTGGCATCTGTAGTCGGTGCCACTTTTTTACTTGCTTGACAACAATATAAAATTAGTGTATAATGAAAACAATGAAAAACAAAACTAAAAAATTTAAATCTAACGAACCAGAAATTCCATTTACATTTGATTTTTATTTAATCTATTGGCAAGATATTCAAAGTGATAGTCAATGGAGAACACTAAAAGATATACAAGATTCTAAACCTGCCATTTGTGTTTCAACTGGTTGGTTGGTTAAGAAGGATGCTAAAGTCCATATTGTAATGTCAGATTATAATTATGATGATAAAGGCGAAATGGGTGAAGGCGGTAACACAACTGTTATTCCTACAAAGAATGTAATAACAAAATATAAGATAGAAAATTTATAATGACAATAGAAGTACACGTTAAAGGAAATAATATCGAGAAGGCTATAAGAACTTTAAAAAAGAAGTTACTTAATGATGGCTTGATACGAGAATTAAAAGAACGTCAACACTATTCTAAACCTTCTGCCGTAAAAAGAGAAGCAAAGAAACAGGCAATTAGACGTTTTAAAAAAGAACAAAAACTTAAAGATTTAAAAAAAGAGTTTTAAAAGAATTACTTGATATGAATTTGTTGCCCATATCAGCTAATGTAAAAACAATCGGCAACAAGAACTTGAAGGAGTTGTATTAATTATGGGTAGAAAAACCTTAACTAAAAAACAAAAAGTACTAAACTTATTATCGAAAGGTAACGCTGTTACTTGGAGTGCTATGAGAAATAAATTTGATTTAACATCACCTAGGGCGATGGTAGACCAATTAAGAACAGAAGGACATATGGTGTATATCAATCAAACATCAAATGGTACTTCGTATCGTTTAGGTACACCTACTAAATCTATTATAGCTGCTGGTGTAAACAAAGTGTTTGGAAGTAATTCATTTGCTTCTGTTAATACTTCGTTCTCTGATATCGTTGCTTCTGGTATCAAAGCTGTATACGGTAAACAAAAATTCGCTTACAGTAATCAGTAAGAGTATTTTATCGTATAAATAGTAATGTTAGGCAGTTCGTAAGTCCTGACATTAGAGGTAGAGTGTCTTCCGCAAAGACACCGATTTGGGTTTTGCCGTTTTTCCCGAGATAGAAAAACGGCATTTTTTTATAAGTATACTAATTAACTTATATAAATAATTGTGATACGCTCAATCAAGAGGTATCATAATGATAACTTGCTTAATAAAAGGAGAAAAAATATGACAAGACTATCTATACCAAGTAATATATGGAACGATTTACGTCCATTTTCAGTAGGATTTGATGAACTATTTGACCACTTTAATAATACGTTAGAGTATACAGTTAAACAGCCAACATCATATCCACCTTACAACATTAATAAGATAGATGATTTAAATTATCAAATTGAAATGGCTCTTGCTGGTTTTAATAAAAAAGATATTGAGGTTAAATCTGCTCTTAACCAATTGACAATTAAGTCAGTTGAGAATGATGATAAGAATGAAAAGGAAACTATTCATAGAGGTATTTCAAAAAGAAAATTTAGTAGAACATTTACATTAGCAGATGATGTGGTTGTAAATAGTGCTAAATTGAAAGATGGAATGCTTTTAGTCGAGTTAGAAAAAGTTGTACCAGAGGAAAAGAAACCTCGAACTATTGACATCAAGTAATAATAAATCTCAAGTTGAACCTTGTAGCAATACATCTTCAACGAACTGGTTTATGATTAATGATTTTATTAACCATAAACAAGGAAAAATACTATGTGGACTAAACCTCAAGCAACTGAAATGCGTTTCGGTTTTGAAGTAAC